TTTTTTTTCGGGTGGGTGGGCCCATAGTTTTCAAGCTCAACTAGAGCGTGTCTTGTATTCTGGGAACGAGCTGTTATATTCAACTGGTGACCAGGCCTAACTGATCGCAAGCTGGTGACCTGTAAGGGTCTTTAATATCTCACTTAAGATTTCACAGCTTGCATGACGACTGGCCCGGGGCTATTAGTGGTCCACTGTTAACAGCTGGTGCCGTGAAGAGTCCCGAGGGTCATTTATCTTTTCAGAGCCCAGGCCACAACCTCAGGTTGTGGCCTGGGTTTTTTATTAGGGTGGGCCCGTAGGGCACAAGCAGGTGCGACCAAATGTGCCATTGATTCTGGGGCACAGGTGGGATATAGTGGGATTGTTAGGCGCAGAGATGCAGAGACTCAAGTACAGGTACAAGGAACGGGCCTAACACTTTATCAGGGGCGCACAACCTCTGGTTGTAAAAACAGAAAGGATAACAATGACAAAAAAAACTTTAAAACCAGAGTACCAGCCAGGCGGCGCGCAGCGTCACGTGATAATTGATAAGGCTGTAAAATATATAAAAGAGTTTCCGGGCCTCCAGGCCAACAAGATGCATTTCTTGCTGGAAGAGGTGGGACTATCAGAGACTGAATATCTGGAAGCACTTAACAGGGCCAGCAATGGTGAGCTCGTAAGGACGGCGTTAGGTGATTAAGCGAAAAAGAAAAAGAAGAATTAAAGCCGGTGACTTGATGCCATGGTTCCTGGAGGACCATGGCACGCTGCCGCAATGGTATTTGGATGACACTCAAAAATTTTTTGATTGGTTACAAGCTTATAAAAAGGGTGGGCCCGTAGGGCACAAGCTCACAAGGAAAATTAATAGTTGACAAGCCATAAGGATGGGATATTATGGGACATATGAAAATTAAAGACGCGGAAGCGATAACACACAGCCTGAGTAAACCAGGCAAGATGCCTGGATATGCTTACAGCACGCCAGCGCATGAATGCAAGACAGGGACCAAGCTCCGAGCGGTGAAGGGCTCAGTCTGTTTCAATTGTTATGCATATGAGCGCGGGCGGTATAGATTCCAAAATGTTAAAGATGCACAATATAAAAGATTCAGAGCGCTCAAGCATCCATTGTGGGCCCGGGCCATGGCTGTTCAAATTAATTCAAAAAAAGTAAAATTTTTTAGATGGCACGATTCAGGCGACGTACAGAACCCGGAACACCTTCAAAAAATTTTTGAAGTTTGTAGACTAACGCCGGATGTCAAGCACTGGATGCCAACGCGCGAAGCGTGGACGAAGGACCACCTGCACGAGTGCCCAAGCAATTTAATAATTAGATTTAGCGCGCCAATGATAGACCAGGCTGCGCCGGCGTCATGGCCGTGGACATCCACAGTAGTGACCAGCGGCAGGACATGCCCGGCACCGGACCAGGGCAACCAGTGCAAGGACTGCAGGGCCTGCTGGGACAAGACAGTTAAGAACATTGCATATGGTGAACACTGATGACTTGGTACCATCCAAATTATTATAAAAAATTAAGAGACCTCAGGCGTCAGGCGTCAGGCAACGGGCGGGTGGGCCCGCGGGCCTCAAGCTCAAAAAAAAATAAAAGCCTTGACAGGTCCGGGGACATGGGATATTCTGGGATTAGGACTGCAGCTGGAGACACTGCAGTAATCGGAAATGGTAACGGCCCCACAGGGGTCAGCTCAACGCGAGCCCTCCGAGACCCTGGCGGTAATTGCATCTTAAAAATGTCCAGAGGGGATGTGACCTGGAGCTGCCAGGGTTATGGTAAATCAAAATCAAGAGTCTTAAGTTCACAAGCTGACAAGCAACAGGCAGCGGGGCGCGGGCGGGTGGGCCCGAAGGGCACAAGCTGTCAGGCGTCAGGCGATTCGCGGATCAACAAGCGTTGAACGTGGTCCCAATCATTCATTGCGAGGGAAGGTGTTTCCCGATGGTCCACTAGCAGACCGGGGAGCGCGGTACTCTCATAAAGTTTTATGGCTCCGAGAGAGGCGTCTCGGAGCAGGATAAAGTTCCGTCTCGTTCTGGTAAGGTGAAACAATTTTTGATGGGGTGAAAATGATACTTTTGGAGTCTTTGTGACTTTCAACTCTACCAAGAAAAAACCACAATTATCATGGTATCCCAACAGATCAGGCACACCAAAGGACGCCCAGGATTCCAGTCTTGTCCACTGGATTTTGGGTGTATTTTTCTTAATTAATTTCCAAAATTTTGACTCTTGTTTCACCGGAATTCTCTGCTTGATAACTACTACATATTGGGGTAAATTTCAACCATGACACAAGTAAAAAGACTCACAGATCAACAGCGTAAATTTGCAGAATTACTAGTTTATAATGAAGGTAAGATGTCTCCAGCGGAGTGTGCATACGAAGCCGGATACAAGACAAGAGCTAGAAGAGCTGCATCAGAGATGCGTAACCCAAGATATTTCCCTTTGGTTGTCAAATATATTGGCGAATTGAGGGCAGAAGTAAGGGAGAAATATGGCATTAACTTTGAAAAACATGTTGCAGAGTTAGCTAAGATTAGAAATGAATCTCTTAAAAACAAAGCCTGGTCTGCTGCGGTGAACGCAGAGGTGGCCCGTGGTAAAGCTGGTGGACTTTACGTAGATCAAAAACTTGTAATGACAGGTAACATAGATAATTTATCTACAGATGAAATCAAAGATAAACTTAAAAAGATTCTTGATGACAACAAAGAGATTATTAATATTACGCCTGATGAAATCGAATTAGATAATATAAAATTATCAAAAGAATAAGTCCTTGGTGTTTATTTAAAAAACCATTCACAATATTATGTGCTCTGTCTGCGTGGCTTTTTGTTTGTCTTAAAAACTCTTTCATTTTTACTCCTTACAATACCTTGTGGGTTAGGCCCACGTACTGGTGGTATCGCATTCCATTTTACGTCAGGCATATTCTTAGTCAAGGTTTTATTTTTCACTTATTTTCTCCATTTTAAGTATACACGATCTAGGAAATACATTTCTATCACTAAATAATTCTTCGTTTACTTCGTAAGATGCAAAAGTTCTGACATACTTGTGGTTTTTTTCAAACACATACGCTCTTGTTATCATTTTACTTGGTAAGAATCCCATGAATTCAAATGCTGTAGCATGCCCTCCATCCGCCGTGATGTCCTCCCAAAGAATCTCATAAAAATAATATCTTTTCTTTTTTATAACTACAGATTTATATTTAGATTTTTTGGGGTGTCTAGGCATAGGACCTTATACTATAAGTGAGATTTTTGAGCAAAAAAGTTTTTAAAAAAACAAAAAGGGTCGCGCGTGCCGAATACACTACTGTGCCAGGCTGTGCCAACACCCTTGGCACACCTATTAGTGAGATATACCAACGATAATAGCTTAATTTTAGCCTGTGCCAACTGTGCCATGAGTTTTTTTCTATCACTGAAAAAAAAATTTGCTCAAATATTCTACTATACATTGGCACATCTGCCCATATTTTACCTATATTTTGCCACACTCGTGCCATGTTTCACTATTCTTTTGACTCCTGGGCCTTGAATATCAAACGTAGCATATGGTTTCCACTGCTTGCGTATCAAATTTAACTCCAAAATAAGATTTGACCATTGTTTTGGAGATATTTTCTTACCCACTATTTTTAATGATTTAGCCATATTTATCCTTTCTAGTTTAGAACGATTCTAAGGTGCCTCCCAGTCTCCCGGTTAGCACCTTTGGTACCGTTATCCGTTACGGATTCTTTCATTGTTTATACGTCGTAGATTGTAGACTAATAAATTTTTTGTCTTGTTTTAAAACTACACGCCAAGCAGCAGAGCTATTGATCTTACCTATCAATCTGCTCTCCTGTAATTCTATTTTACCTACTTCAGCTAGCTGTCCATTATCTGTTTCCATATAAATGAAACAATCAGATATGGCTGTGCCTTTGTTGCCGTTACTAAATTTGTCTAGAATTTGTTGTAGATCTCTTAGTCTTAGACTCATCTATTTTCCTTCCTATTATCTTTATTAATGCGTACCATTTTTTACCCCACATTTCTCTTACTTCGCCAGATGTTTTCCAATAAGCTTTGGATATATTATCCAGTCTTCTCATGTCTTGATTTAAAATACTCATCCACCCTCCTTAAAAAGTTAAATTTATATTGTTGGAATTCTTCACCCTCAACAACAAACTCCTGGTAAAAATTATCTTTACTACACATCATAACCACACCTTTGGTAATTTCTGTTTTGTAAACAAAATTATGTGCCATTGCATAAGCTGCCAATTGTAGAAAATAATCTCCAATCCATTCTCTTTTCTTTGGCTTGTTTGTTTGTTTGAAGTCTATGATTGCATCCTGTTCTTTGTGTATACCCACCAAATCTGTTTGGCCTGCGTATAATCCAGGATAATATAAGGTACATTCTGTGCCGTAATATTCTGTAACATTACATAACCCCTGTTCTATAACTCTAATAGCCATGTTGTGGGCCTGTTTACCTACTTCTGTTTCATCAAGATAACCTTGTTCCAGGACATATTTTTCAAGAATCTTGTGCATCG